ACCGTTATATTCCAGTTGCGAAAAGCAACCGTAAATATAACAGCGTATAAACTCAATTTTCAACCGTAATACTTTCTTCAAGGTCTTGAATTTTTCCTGCTACAAAATCTAGGAAATCAGCAACCCATCCGATAGGATAATAGATTATTTTGAGTATAATTTTAAATGTTCTTTTCATTCTTCTGATTGTTTGCATTGCCCACAATTACAATAATTTGGTTCTATTAGTCTTTTAGAAATCTTATCACACAATTTACAACAATGTGCTTTTTTGTCTGCAATTGGTATTTCTGCAAAACGTTCTGAGCGGTAGTCAACACCTATTCTCATTTTACCACATAGAGAAATATTTCCTCCAATACCATCATCAATATATCCATGTTGCTTCAACAATCTATTTTCGTCACTCGCTGAACACCCGTCAGCCCATTTTACTTCTTTAATCATAATATTAGTAGATTTGAAATAATAAATAATAATGCAAACAATACGCTTGCTGTTAAAAAAGAATATTTAAAATTATATTCTAATCTTGGGTGCAGGAAAAATTCAAGACCTACAACGATTTGTACTCCGATAAAAGATAATAAGTAAATCATAATGTTTCTTTTAAGTTGAAAACTGCGTCTATACGCCTAACGTTATGCTTCTATCAATATTTGATAACTGCTTTGATTTGATTCATTGATGAAATCATGTTTCTTTGTCTCTATCAAAGATCCGGCACGTTCTCCGAATTTGTAGTGGATGTTTTGCTTTACTAAACTTCCATCCAAATATAAGTTGAAGACTATCAATTTATCATAAATCTTCTTTCTTACTTCTATGCTTCCAAGTTCTTCGGAATTAGATCCACTACTTCATGTGTTCACTACCATCTTTGTGTCATTGATCGCACCAAAACTTTTGCTGCTTTGATACTTACAAGATGTTACGTCTACCCAAATTGGCTTTCTTCTACTCATGATTTCTGTTTTTGTTGGTTTTAAAATTTACTGATTTTTTCAATTATGCTCAATTTCCAAATTCTTGATATTGAATAGAAACGACTTCTTTCTTCTTTGTGATTTTCTTCTTCTGAAATTATATTCTCTCGAATTTTATTTGATCGCTCTACAAGGTTTGCCATATCGTGAATCATTTGGGCAATGTCTTCTTTTTCTTGGTTTGTCAATTGATTTTTACAAAATCCAATTTGTGATCCCGTAACACAATCTCTCAATATTCTTAACGCTGTGTCAATGTACTCAATGTTAAAATTTGCAATTTCGTTTTTCATATTTTCTATGTATTAATGTTTGTATTGTTCTAATATAAGTAGTTATATAGAATTGACAATACATGGATTCAATTATTTTTTAATAAATTTTCAGTTTACTTATTTGATGGTCATTTGACAAATCATAAAAAAAGCACCCGAAGGTGCTAATTATACTACTTTGCATTTTTGCCAATTGTCTTTAATGTATCCATCCGCATGTTCTTGCCATCATTAATGTAGCGTAACATTTGTAGGGGATGTATGCCAACTTCTTTTGCAAGTGCCGTAGGAGTTGTTTTTTTCTCCCTAATGTGCTTTTTAATGACTTTCCGAACTTCAATATCGAGATTCCGAAGATCCTGTATGCTGTCAATTTTTATCATGTTCTTCAATGTTAAAATGGTAAATCATCTTCTTCTAACAATTCATTGATTGCATCTTCTTTTAAATTGTTTTCAATACCGCCATTTCCTTTGTTTTGTAAAGGATCTTCGGACAATCGATTTGCATGTTCTCTGTTGTCCTTTAATCTTATGGACCATGCATCAAGAGATACAAAGTGCTTAATCTCTCCTGTGCTTGGATTGGCCCATTCTCGACCTCTAATATTGACTCCAACTTCAACGAGATCCCCTTCTTTGTACTTGTCAAGTATTGATACCTTGTCTTGAGTAAATTGCATTTCAAATTTGTCAGGATACTGACCTTCTGTGTTGATCACAAAGTTTCTTTTTGTGAATTTTTCTGATACTTGGACTGAATCGCTAATTCTTTCGATTCTTCCTTCAATGTTAATTGCTGCCATTCTATTTGATTTTAAAGTGTTTTTTCAATTCGTTCCAATATAAGCGCATTCCCTTTATTCTTTGAATGATTTGATGCTCTGATGTCAAATCCCTCTCGTATTTCAATGTTGTGATCCTTAAAGCAAGATTGAGATCATCTACTTGATGTATGTCAAGTGGCTCCCATTTCGGAATTAACTGAGGTGGAGTATTCATCAATGTATAGTCCAAATATGCTTCATCATTATTCCAAAGCCACATATAACCTCTCAATTGCCATTCGTACTTCGTGTTCTTTCCATCTTCGGGCAAAAGTGGATGTGTCTTCTTTGACCAAGGACATTTAACATCTCTTATTTTATTCATAAACTCAATGTCGCACTCACCACTAATGTAACCATTGCTTCTACGTTCATTATTTTTAACGTATGGTTCTTCATAGTACAATGATAGCAATTTGATCGCTTCAACTTCCATGATCTTGCCTTTGTCAAGTTCTTTTCCTTCCAACTCCGGAACGTAACCAAGATAGGTTTCTTTGAAAGCATTCTTCACATAGGTAATTGCTCCGGCTGATAGTTTTGCATCTTTTGGGGATGCCATGCAGTCTCCCAATGACGAACATCTTAGAATTAGTTCGCCATCGGAGTTTAAATGCCTTTTACTTTTTACTTGCATCTTCGTGTACTTTTTCTTCGATTAATACTTGTTCTATTTCCTTCAATTCATTCTCTTGGCTTTTGGTCAAAGTGAATGTAGTTTTCAATGCATCCACACTATACTTACCATCCTCAATTGATTTGATCGCTTTCTTGAATCTTTCATCATCGATTTTCGCTTTTGTGTTTACTACCGGCTGTTTCTTTGGTTCGGGAATTTCAATGTCATTTGAATGAGTATTGTCTGCATCGTCTATTTTACCTGTAGGTACCAAGAATGTGTACAATAACAAGTATTTCAATGCGTATGTAGTTGCCTTTCCGGCTGACTTGTCCTGACTATCAACGCCATGTCCATAACCGACAACCTCCATGCTTTCTCCTGATTCATGTAGAAGAAGATACTTTGTCCTTATTTCAGTAAAGACTGATTGCTTTCGTTTTTTCTGTCCGTTCCATTCTTCTTCCCAAGTTGATATCGTGGTTCTTGGATCAACCTCTACCGGCAAGAGAACTAAGCCATTCTTTTGCATTGCTTGACCAATGATCTTTTTTACTTCCTGATCGGGAACACCTTTGTAGGAACTTTGTCCTGTACCGACAACCATAGTTTTGTCGATTCCCTTTACTTCCTCCATTACTTTGAGGACTGCTTTTGCTAACTTTTGCATATACTTCTGTTTATTGATTACTGATTAAAAACTAAAATCATAATACTCCATTTTCTGTCCGAAAATAATGTTCATCTTATGATATCTGTCATACTCTTTTGTTTTTTTAACTCTGTGTTCATGGCTTTTTTTTAAAGACTTCTGTTATGGTACCATTCAAGCAATGTCGCTTCATCTTCGAATTGAAGACCATTGGTTTCATCCGTTACGCCATAAGCGACCTTTTGTACAAAATCTTGAGGATTGATAGCGATCTCTGCCATATTGTGCAAGAAATCGGTTAAATTATCAATTGGAGTCATTTCGAATTTGCCTTCGTACTCCGTTCTAATTGCTTTTTCCATACCTTCTATGTATTAATGTTTGTGTATTCAAATATAAATAGTTATATTGAATAAACAAGCACAACTACTTATATTTTTTCAATAAATTTTCATTGTTCAAGAAAATGGGGCTTTCGGTAAACTTTATGACTGATCGATTTCAACCTAAAGTAACAAACTACAGATTCCATTACATTCCGATCCTCTGTTTCAATTGTGTTCATATCAATCATGTGAAGATCCGTTTCTTCAAACCACATACCTCGTTGAAGATATTTGATTGCTAAATCAATATGGTCATTCTCTACTTTGATGTAATACTTTGACTTCATAGTGCTAAAATAATGACAATTGCTGTCCTTTTACAATTTCCAATTTCAAATGCTCTTCAAGTTCATTTTTGTAATAACTTACATGATTTGCCGGCAATGTGCATACATTCAAATAGAAATTTGCATCATATCCAAACATTAAATCGTATTCTGAAATTACAGCATTACCTTTTGTCTGTATCTCATGTAATCTGTGTTCTGCTTTTTTCAGATCCGCTTCGATCTCTTCTCTTGTTCGCTTCTTTGCCATAGTGATTTACAATTTACCTTGATTTGCGAATGAATAGTAACCTTCTTCTGTCATGATGATATGATCGAGAATTGGCATGTCCATCATTTTACCAATTTCGACAAGTTTTCTTGTAGTGTTGATGTCTGCATCGCTTGGTTTCAATTGACCACTTGGATGATTGTGTGCAATGATCAATCCTTGGGCCATAGATTTCAATCCAATTGTAAATACAACCTTTGCATCCATCAATGTTCCTGATGTGCCACCACTACTCAATTTGTAGAAACCGATAACTTCATTTGCTCGATTCAAGCAAAGTACAATACTTTCCTCAATCCAACCAAATGTATCCGCATTGAATATCTCACGAAAGACCTTTTCTGCTGTATAAGATGAATTGATTGTTACTCGCTCTTCGTTTGCGACTTTAGATCGCTTAATTATTATTTTAATCTCCGGTAGTTTCATAACTTTTTTTTAATCTTCGAATAATGGCTCATACTCTACTTCCACCTTGCATGATCCTTCGCACTCGCTACATTCTATTGTTTTGTAACATCCTCCGCAGCAATCCCATGCAGGCTTTAAACAATCGGGACCAACCTCGTATGTTCCATCTCCATCGCAAGTAGGACATTCAATTTCAATCATTCCATTTGCGTCAGGTTCTACAAACTTGAAGGATGAGTCTTCAATCAATAAGCAAGTACCTTCGCCTTGGACAAAAGTTAACCATGTCTTTTTTCCGTTCCACTTTGTCTTGTGAAATTCGTCTGATCCATAAATACCTCTGTAATCAGGATGCAATTTTGAGTAATCTTTTCTTGTGATGTACTTCATGATCTAAAAGCGTTAAATTCAATTTTAAACTTAATGTCTGTGATTTCAATCATTTCTTCGTCTGTGATTTGATCAAACACGAAAGTAGTATTGCATTCTTCTTTTTTGGTGGAAACCAAATCGTGATTTACTTTGCTTACGATTAACGCTCCAATGAACTTGTTTGCAAGTTCGTTCTTGATTTGAATTGTCATTATTCCCATGCGTTCTATGTATTAATGTTTGTTTAGTCTAATATAAGTAGTTATATCGAATTGATTGCAATCTGATCCAATTATTTTTCAATAAATTTTCAGTTTACTTGATTTTGTTATGTATGAGGAGTTACATTTTGTGCTTCAATTTTCAACTGCGATATATGTTGCATCATTGTATTGTTGACTTCTTGAGTGGCTTCGATAACAAATTTCATGTTATGGTATTCTACATCGGACATCTTTTCGATCTCAAACATACCCAATGCTTCTGCTTTTGAAAGTTCTTGGACTTTAGTCATTGGCTGCTTATCCATAATTAATTCAACCGCTTTTCGTCTCCGGACTATTTCAGTTCCCACTTCGCTTTCTTTCCATGCCTGTCTTAATTTGCCTAATTCTACACTCATCAAGAATTGATATGTAGACAATTTTTTTCTTGCATGCATAAGATCCTCTATGTTGCTGTAGTCTTTTGGTAACATTTTGTACCAATTAACAATGTTTGCTACTTCATCAACGTAATTACTCATCTTACTCGCTTTATGTCAATTTGTACTGCTACGATCCCGACATTTTTCAAATCATCTTTTACGAATTCTTTTATATCAATTACATCATCAGGAATTGTAATTGATGCGGGACACCATGTTCCGTACTTCTTTGTCCTGTAAAGGATTTCTGCTTTTCTTCTTTCTGTTTTCATTCTATGTTTATTTGTATATTCCAATTAAATTATTCAATGTATCTCTTGCTGATATGGAACTTTCAAAATGGAAAGTATCAAAGTGCTTTATGAGATTTCTTACTATTTTGATTTTTTCTGCAACTTCAATTGAATTCAATCCAATGTAGGGATATTTTTTGTTCAATTCTATATGCACAAGATCCGCATATTCTTGACCATACCTTTTGATCAATCCTTGATGGTAATCAAACTTTCTTCCTCCACCGAGACCATTTCTATTGCATTCTGATCGTTGAGTATGGATGTTATGCAGATTCCATCTTATATTGGAATGTTCGCCTACAGAGTGGAAATGTCCGGCATCCTTTTGTTTTCCAAAATGCCTGTTACAATCTATGCAAGTGGTAATCTCAAACTTCTCGTCAATCATCTTTGACAATTTGTTTATCAATCTTTGCAATTCCGATTTATACTCCTTGCTGTAAACTACAGGCCGCATTTCCTGTTTTTTCTTGGTCCAATCTGTTTTCTCTTTCTTTTTAATTTGATCGAGATTGTACATGGCTTCTGCTGTTTTACACTCCAATGTGTTTCCACAATATTTTTGAAGGAATCTAAACGCTTCAAACTTTGATCCGCAATTCTTACACCTTGGCATATCAATTCATTTTGTTATGGTACATATTCCAATCGGGCAATGGCTGATTCCAATTTTCTTTTTTTTTTAAAGACTCATAAATAGCAATTAATCGATTATTGCTTGCTATAGCAATTTTTGATCTCTTTATGTCAGATCCATGCTTTTGGATTTCTGAGTCTACAATGTCAATATGTAACTTTGCAGTAAATTTTACATCATTGTAGTAAACTCCTTCACTTTTAAGTGAATCTAATTTCTCCGGAAATTCATCCATGTTTTCAATGAACCACGATCTCAATTCATTGTAAGTTGGCTTTTCTTTTAATTCTGTCATGATTTTCTGTAGTCTTTACTGTTTATCTTGGAACCTAAGATAATCATATTGAACATTTCCATTACTCGTGATTCAATTCGACCACCATAAATTTCTTGTATTTGCGCTTTACTGAGATTGGTAGTAATATGAGTTACGACACCTTTCTTGGATCCTTTATATCTCTCTGAAAGTATATGGGCCATAACGCATATCTTATTTCCATAGTCATTAATTGTTGTCTCTTCCTCACCAAGATCATCGAAGATGAATTCGCCAATTGCTTCTCTATTCGCATAATACCTAATTCCATCATATCCGGCTCGCTGATTTGTGAAACTGTCTTTTTGAAGGAATTTAGTGTTCATGTCAACGCAAGTTTGAAATCCAACCTTTTCTTTGAGCATTTCCTTCATTCGCTTATACGCAAGCATCATTTGTGTTTTGCCTGTACCAAAATTGCCATACAACCAAAGTCCTTTGTGAAAACAATATCCAAGTTCCTCAAATTTTTGCTCACGATTCAGATACATACAGATGAGGTCAATTGCATTTTCTGTCTCATCGTCAATTATCAATCCTTGCTTTCCATAGGAATTATCAAGGCACATTTGATTCAATAGTTCAATGTACCTTTTTCGTACTTCCAAGGGATCGAACCTTGGCTTAATCGAAATCTTGTCTTCCGGCTTGAGTTGTTCTTGCGCTACTACTTGCAGTATTGATTTTAGATCCATTCTTTTTTCCATTCGCTTCCAAATATAATTGTTCAAACTTTTCTCTTAATTTGCTTACGCTTCTAATGTTTTTCTTCCAAAATTCATTTACTTGGAGAAACTTGTAAACAGCATTCATTTCATCTGATGTACGCTTATCAATTTCAACCATTCTTTTTACATCCGCAGACCATATTGACAATCTTGCTTTGTCAATAGTTGTTGTGTTGGTTATTCCCGATTCAATTGTATTTGTTTTAAACAATTTAAACCATACGAATGCTTTCTTATGATATTCGTTATTAAGCAAGGTGCTATCGTCTGTTAGATTGCACATGAGGACTTTTCTTATATCCTCTTCTATTATATTCTCTTTATCTTCCTCTTCTCTTATTGTTAAAGGGTTGATTAAGGGTGGTTGAAGGGTGGTTATAACATCCTTTTTTGATGCCTTAAGCAACGCTCCTTTCTTTCCGGCATCCGACAGTTTCTTTTTGCGATCACTAAACTCATTGTACTGTTCATCCAAGAACCTTATTGATATGGTTTCATTTTCGTTCAATACAATCAATCCTTCTTTGATCAATGCATTTACTTCGGGACCAAACTTTCGCTGCAATTGCTTGTATTGAAGATCACATTCCTTATGCCAATAATATGCACAAGCATTGATAAACATACCCTGTAATTCCATCTCCAATAAAGTAACATCGCCATTCAACCATTCAGAGGTATAAAATTTGAAATAAGGCAAATCTCTACTCATAATTCATTTTTGAAGGTAAGACCATACATTGATTTCCATTAACGTCTTCGATTCGATAGTCAGGATAGTTTACTGACTGAATGCCCCATTCAATGATCGTATTTCCAATCATCTGCCTGTCATGATTCTGAATAGACATTCGTAGTTGCTTGATGATTTTTTCCAACGACCTGATCGCATCATCCTTGTGTGTATAGTCGATTTCAATCGATAAACACTTTCTGTTTTCTTCCATGATTTTGTTTTTGTTTGTCCAAATATAACTTTTTGAGAATTAGGTACATCTTCTATCAATAGAAATAATTCCGCAACCGGCTTTTGCGCTTTCATCAATTACAATCGGGATCAATGTTATATCCAAATCTAATGTGCACAATATCTGATCCAAATCTTGGTCTCTTGTCATTGTTTCTATTTTGGCATTGAACTTTTTCATTTCATATTGGAAATCCTTTGCTTGGTCAACCTTGTCGAACCATGCTTTAACCTTTGCTGTTTTCATACTTTGTGTTTTATCATCCATAAAATTGATCCTATCAAATAAACAATCATCAATACTTTGACAATTACGAATACAATGTCCTTCTTTTTCAAAATTCCAATGCTTTATGTTCTACATCGATCCAACTTTTGAGAATCAAGTAAGTTGGCTTGTCCATCAATTCCTCAAATTCTTCGGCTCTTTTAAGCCATTTTAAGAACTTTTCTTTCTTTCGGAGTAGAATTAATCGTTCTCGGTAGTTAACGTCAAAAATAAAGGCATATACGCTGTAATGTGAACTTTCGTGTTCTACTTCGGAAATTGCTTTTATCAATCCTTCGTCTGATAACCTTGTGAGTACTGATGTCAAACTTTGATGTGAGATTCTCAATGTTCTCCGGAGTTCATAAGTGGAGATACCACCTCTATCGTCAAACAATGTCTCCATTGGAGTATTATTTAAGTTCTCTTTCAAAATCAATTCCTCATGACTTCTGATCTTTCCATTGCGGATGTTACGCAACCATGTTTTTACTTTTGGCTTCATACTGTCTTTATTTGATATTCTTGTTCGTGAATTACCTGATATGCCATTGCTCTTGCAGATCTACGTTCTTCATATCTTAATGACATCCAAACTTGCGTTAAAACATTCAATCCGCTTTGATTCTTTCGCTTGTAGTCAATAAGCAATGAATACTTCATTTGTTCGTATGACACGATTGAAGGTTTCCAACCTTTTTCAAGTAGTTCATACAGATCCTTATTGACTTTATCATTAAATAATCTCCTTGCCTTTATGGCATTCCACAATAGAGTCCAATCCTTAGATTCTATTATTTTAAATTCTAAATTCGTGATGCTTTTTCCCATGACTTTTTTTTAATGGTTATTAAATGATCTTTCCATTGAAGTAAGTTCTTCTTCTTCTTCTTTTGTGACTTTATCAAAAATGAAGTCAGTCATAAAATCTCTTTCTCTTCTTGTAAAGTCCGAAAAGTCTAATTCTAATAGGTCATTTTCGAATTGGTCTGCTTTTCCGTTTTCAACGCTTAAATAAAGTCTCATAATTTTTGTGTTTTTGTTTAATCAAATATAAGTAGTTATATTTGATTAACAACACGCAGAATACAAGTTTTTTTCAAAAAAAAATCAATATGCTTATGAATATTGGGTTATAGCATGAAGAAAAATGTGCTTACAATTCCGATAATTGTACTACCGGCTCCAATTATGTATGCTCTGTTACGCTTTTTTTTCATCTTTAATAGATCCTTTTCGGACTTAGCGTACTTACTGTTGATATGGTACAGTTTCTTTTCTGTCTCTTCGATAAAGACTGACTGCAGTAATATGATTCCATCTTTTGACAAGATAATGCTATCCTTTACCGGCTCGTTGATTAAACATTGAAGACATCTGATATCTTGCCTTTCTGAATAATGAATGCAATACTCAGCGTGGATTGAGCACTTCTCTTGTGCGATCACGCTCGGAACGTGACATACGCTGAATATCAGCATTATTTTGAATAATAAGGATCTCATACTCATTGATTTTGTCTTTTAAAACTTCTACTTTTTTGTTCAGATCATGTTTCTGCTTTTCATACAGAATAATTTGCTCCGAATGATTCCTTTCATTTCGAATGATCCGTTCAATGGCAAAAACACCATAGATCAAGAACGCAACAATTACGACATCAACTATTCCAACAGATTTCCAATTCATATCTACTGCTCGTTTGTGCTGATTTTTCCTTTAGCATCAAGGAATATTTTACGGACATTTGCCGGCTGTGCGATTTTCCATTTTGTTCTTCGAATCTGACTCAATCTTGTTTTCAAAATACGAGTTACATTCATTGCATCGCTTTGATTTCCACCAAGAACATGGTAACAATCTTTGTCCTCTCCAACATAGATCCCGACATGACCACCACCATTTCTTGTAAAAGTCAATATGTCTCCAAGCATTGCTTCCTCAACTTGAACACCAAAATTATTCCATGCTAATGCTCTAAGCGGAATTTTTGGGATCTCAAGTCCCGCCATGTGCGCTGCATAGGCCATAGCAAGACCACACCAAGGAATTTCATCCGCAGTATATGTTTTTTCTAAGCCAACGACCTTGGCCCATCGCAATATCTCGGGATTGTGCTTCGATCCTTTGATCTCTTTTACTCCAATCATTTTAACTGCTTCAACTAAAATCCTTGGAGATTTCTCATTTTTTAGAAAATCGTAACTCATACTCTTGGTCTATATTGTCGTGGAAAATGATGCAAGTCAATTGCAATGTATATGAAGTTGTAAGTCAACAACAATTTTTCACATATCTCATGCCAAATAGGAAGGAAATAATCGTACAGATCTCTGTAACTTATCTCTCTTGGTGCATTGAATAGTGCATATTCAAAGGAACATTCGATGTCTACCAACAAATGCTCTACTTTCTTTTTCTCTCTGATGTATCCTCTTTTTAACTTCCTGTTTGTCAGAGGAACTAATGGTACAATTGCGTTCATGGTTCCAATATTACGAAATCATTTTCAAGACACCAAACATAAGCATCTTGAGGATTTGATCGATAAGCGTTCTTTGCTCCGTAAATATTTAAAACAAATTCACTACAAACAAGGTTTTTGTCTTCTCTCTTGGATCCAATCCAAATGCCTGTATAGTTCAATAGAATGTGCCTTAATAAATCAACATATCCATATTTAGTGTTGAGGTATGGCTTGACTTTTTTAATCAATGAAATCTCATGTAATTTCAATTGAACTTCTTTTGAAGGTCGAGTAATTACGACTTCGTATCCATAAGTCAAATTCCATTCGTCAATGCATCTTATTCTTGTGCCATCGTATTGGCTATCAACAATCATTAATTCGCCATCCAATACCATAACAAGTGCTGTATGACTAAAGGTTCCACGAGTAATTAATCTAATGGCTTTTGACAAAAATGAATTGCTCCGGCAATGAAGTACATCTCCATTACTCAATAGTCTGATTTGGTCCTGTCTCATTCTTTCTTTTATTACTTATGTCTTGAACAACTGTTACACCAACCAATAACAAAACAAAACCCAACAATTGTGCAAGTATGTACTCGGCATTGTTATGATCCGTAAACCTAATCACTACATAGGTAACAAGTGCCATGGTGCCAAGAGCAATGAATCGCTTTGAACTTTCTTTTGCATGAGAATGCAACAATGACAATATGAAGTCTACTAATTTCATTTTTTTAATTCGTGAATTGCTGTGATGATTCGTAACTCCATTTTGTTCATTTCAGTCTTGATTTCTTGAGTTGAAGCATCCATGCGTTCTCTGTTTTTTTCAACTACTTCCTTTAATGTATCTACTCGTTTGTGAAGTTGTGAATTCATTTCCTTCTTGGATTGTTTCATCTCAATCAATTCTTGACTTAATGATCGGATTTCAATTTCTTGTATCTCCACTTTTCCTTTCAATTTAAACCAAACACCTACTGCTCCTGTTGCACCAAATACAATTGACAATAGCATATCAAATCCAAAACTTATAGCAGATGCTTCCATATAGCTAATTTTATTTACGGAAACACTTTGGTTTCATCACTACTATCGTTGCTTGCATAATTTCTTTCACCAACTGCAAAAAAATACAACAATGTATTATAGTCAAACGGTTCACCATTTTTATTCAAATATTTATTATTGTCAAGTTCATTTGCTGAAAACACGAATGTGCCATTAGAGAATGAATTAATTAACAATAAACCAAATCTATATTCATTATTTTCATCATCATTTTTTTCTACAATTGATTGTGCATATGATGAAGATATGAGATATAAATATTCAGCCATTATTATTGGTTTTGCAGTTTCTTTTATTACTGCTGTAGTATCCTCCGGATCACGATTCGTTTCATCATTTTCATCATCAGAATTTTCAATAACTCCTATTTTGTTAATTCGATAATATTTACCGAATTGGCTAACAATGTAAAAGACTTTTAAATTTTCACTTTTCATAATTTCTATTTTTTTTACATTTAATTTTTTACTTTATTTCAAAAGTAAGTTCTATAGTTTTTTATCTTATCACCTACAACACAAGTCAATATTGCTTTTCTCTGTTGGAGGTCTATATAATTAATCTCAGGAGATTCTTGCACAATTACAGGCAAATCAAGGTACCTGTAGGAATGATTATTTCTATTGTAATCTGAAATCCACATTTCATTTTCACTAAGCAAATAAAGATCCGTTAGTTTTCTAATAACGCATTCTAATGATGGATCTGTAGTTATCTTGTAGGTATTCAAGTTTTCACGAACAACTGACTTTACTTGCCTGTTTTGGTAGATTAAATTGTCAATTTCCATGTTTGGTTGTCTTTCTCCAATGAATCCTTTGAATCGAATAACATCCTCAACATTTGCATCTGTAAAGTTGATTCCTTCAACTTGCTGATTCAAGTTAAACTTAACTCTGATTCTTGATGTACGCATAGCGTTTTCAATGCTGTATGGCTTTAGGAAATAACTACCCCATGTGAACGTAGCAATTACTCCGGAAATATTATACGACACCTTCAAAGTATAGCATCCTGTTCCTTCAAGATTCAATACATCATTCCATCTAATTGTTGTATAGAAAGCATTGTTTTCTCTCGGGAAAGGCACTAAAGAAGGCACGTAAGAACTTAATACACCATCCTTGTATAGATCGAATGAAACGCTGTCTGTAGGATCGCTCAATTTGATCCATGCTGATGTAACATCATTCTTCCATGTTTCATTTCCTCCACCGGCAAGAACAAGCATTGGTTCACAACAACAATCTTTCCAACCTCGGTCTTGTTCATTGAATATTTGTGGCAATTTTATTGATTTGTATTCACGCTCTGTTCTATCTTCTACACTAAAACAAGATCCGCATGGCTTTATTATCAAATCAATTTTAAAACCACGTTGAAATGCAAATGTTCCAAAAGGACATCCAAAGACTTGCAACTCAGCAAATGCATTTACATTTGATCCTAAAACGTCATTAATAAACCAACGATCAACAGACCAAAACAAGTACAATATAACACTTTCATATTCATACTGCCAATATTGTTGGCCATTGAATTCACCTGATGAAAAAATTTCATCTTGAATAACAGTTTGACCTTCAATAAGATTTATCTGTATGCAATTACATTCAAAAGCCATTTCTAAATATTTGAAAGATATGAAATCAATGTATCTTTTGCATCTTGATTCATAAAATCCAAGGTGCTGTCTTGTATTGATTTAAGCAATGGTTTAGTGTTTCCTAAAATATAGGGATACAAATACAATGCTACTTCTGTGGATAAATCTGAGACCTTTTGTTCTGCAGTTTTTTGATCATCACCAATTTCAACAAAATATTCAATAAATGACTGTGTTGCTTCATTTAATTTTTGTTGCCTAATGGCGTTTCTTTCCTCATATGTTGTTGTTATCATTTTGCTTATTTTTTTATTGTTCAATCAAAATAGTATTCAAATAAGAATCATCGTTATTTGTATCTGTTGCTTCATTTCCAAATCTATAAACCATTATTGCTATTGGATCACCGGCAACTAAACCCGCACCATTAAATGTAAATGAAATCTTTTGAACAGGGAAACCTAACTGTGCCGGCTGAATAGCATTCAAAAACTGTCTATTTGTATTACTAAAATTACCAACATTTGGTTTATTTATTCCACACCACCAACTTACATTTCCAACTGAACCATTGATAGTAACTACTAATGTAACTGTGATATTTGATCCTGCTACATAGTAAGAAGGAAGAATTGTGTTTACATAGCATCCACGAGCCTGACCTGTACCTGTAAATGCTTGTAGTCTTGTTGTTTCTAATAAAGTAACGAGTGTTGTAGCATTCATTGCCTGACCGTTCCAATTTCCTGATCCGGCAGACATATCAAAAGCATAAAAAGTATCTATTTTCTTTTCAATTCCGCTTGATGATGGTGTGACCCAATTTGCATTTCCAAGACCATCAGTTGTCAAAACATCACCCGATACACCATCAACTGTTGGCATTGTATATTGACCATTCAATGTAACTGAACCACTTGCACGATCTATTTCAATTACAGAACCAATCAATGCTCCGGCATTTGAATATCTAAGCAATTTTAAATTTGATCCAAGATTTCCAACACTTTCCGAATCTTGCAATCTTAAAACAAATCGATTTAATGCGTTTGATTTAAAAGCAAATATTTTTCTGTTTTGATCAGAACCATCAAAATTAAAAACCAAATCACCATCAATTGTTTCAAGTGTCAGTTCCGATTGGTCAAATGATACAACTCGTGATGCGTTTTGCAATGTTCCATCTGTATTGTAGATGTTTGCAGATAAAATTGATTTCAATGTTGCACCGCTTATTTTTCTTGTTTCAAAAGCAGTTCCATTCCAAAAATCTACATCGTAGAAGTCTTCGTTATTAATAACAAATGCTTCGTTTGGATATTCATGTATTTTCAAATTCATCACGCTAAAATTTTAAAATCATCACTCGTTGTAACCTTTAGATCCCCATCTGTTGTAATCTTTCCTGTTATTACAGGGGAAACATCTAAACATCCTTTGATCTTGCTCGTAAATTTACAACCATTTGTCAAATTTATCTTATTCGGATCGAAGAAACATTCCATTACAGCAACATTTGGTAAAGGATATGTAATGTTCATAAGTACAGAATCCAATGGAGTCAAGGGATTGTTGCTGTTATTGTCAAAAGGAAGTACTGTTGAACAAATCCATCTTGGACTACTTTCGGTTGGCTCAACTGTTATCATGCCCCACGCAGTAGATTGATCCCAAATACCTGTATTCAGTATATGGATTCCAAACACTCTCATCAACAATCCTTCGGTAATTACGCCAACATTTTGATCGGTCTCATCTACAACTAATTGGATTTGATTTGTCAAATAAGGACTGCTGTCATAGTCTTTATCAACAAATACATTTGAATGAGTGAATCCTAAACCATCTTTTACCAAGGTCAATTCAATTCTCAATTGCCAATCTGCAAGATTATCATACTGCTCCCAATTCTTATTTTGTGTAGGATAGAAATCAACAGATGCATTTGCCTGTGGCAACCAATATTTCCAATTCAGAAGGAAAGGATAGTATATTGATACTCCATACTCGGTTGGAGTGTCATACGTTGGTGCCAAAAGCAATTTCGCATTAGACTTAACACTATTACTTTGCAATAACGTGTTTACGTTCAAACTCTCATTCAATAGGTACCTACCATCATTTGAAATTTGAACACCATCAAAACCAAAATTAGTTTCCTGTAAAGTAAAGTCCTCTCCTGTAACTGTATTTACTGCTTCGACCTTTACATTGAATCGATCATAAATGGCGCTTTTCAATAATCGGAAAGTTCCAAAATAAGCAATATCATCTTCGGTATTTGCTTCAAATCCTGTCTTGATTCCTGATGCTGTTTCAACATTCTCTGAATGATCCAAGAAACCATAATCATCAATCATATCAAGTGGGCCACCAATTGGAGGATCGCATTTTAACTGATCCGCAAAAACAGGATGATTTATGTTTCCACACTTTACCCAAATGTAAAACAATCGATCCCCATCATCTACACCGGACATGAAATCATTGAACTGTGCATTTGGAGTAAAAGTGAAATTGATACTTGTCTGACTTCCTAATACATTTACGCTGTTAATCTGAATAGTGTATCCTGATCCAAATTCATTGACAGGAGAAACAAGCAATGGCAATCCCGAAACGTCTGACGTTGGGACTATCATTGTAATTGGAACTTGACTTTGGATTCTGTTTTTGTAATATGAATCATTTGTTGAAATGTACAATGCTCCAATTCCAATATCTCCTATGGGACCATCTACAATAACTTCATGTGTTGAAGGAACACAATAGTCCAATTCAAGTATTCCTTGAATCAACTGACTGTCAAAAGGAGATGTGTTATGTGCTTGAGCAAACCAACCTGTATTTCCTGATTGATCATAAATCAATTCAGTCTTTGGATATTGGTCATTTGCTATTGATGCAGCCAAAAGTTTCATGTAGAACTTCAAACAAGATCCTGTACTAAACCATGACTGATCGTATGCTCCGGAATTGCAAAAAACAATCTCCAAATTGTATTGAAACCAAAAGTCTGTTGTGTTGGCTATTCTCGTTATTGAAACACTTTTGATAAACTGACCCGATTGATTCCCTACAGGAGTAGCAACAATCGTATCAAGAACTGACATCGTAGAAATACCATTCATTATGAATCTCGACAATTCTCCATCAATCAAACTATTTGCTGTGCCTGACTGACCATTTAAACTATTGTTTACTAACACCTCAAAGTCCTCTCTTGGTCTGAAATCAATACCGCCTCCTGTAGTTGTTTGAACAACTCTAAATTCAAGAATTTCATTATTTGTAATGTCATAGAATGAAGGCATCGCAGTAAAGTCGCATATTTGATCGTTTACAAAAACAACTTCTGTAAACCATGCACTAATGATACTACCACCACCGGTCAATCTTCTTACATACACGATATCTCCTACTCTGAATCCTTCTTGAATCCAAGAAACAGTAGGACTCGTAACAATATTCAAAGTCGGATCCAAACTGAAAGGATTGTTCACAGATGTTATGCGAATTGCTGATCTCAAAGTAAACTTTGCAACAATTTCATCTCCGGCATTTGATTTGTACTGCGGAGTTACATTACCAAATTCATCGGTAAAGTTGTTATTTGTTATTTGTATTGGCATGACTTTCTACTATTTTTTGAAGTTGTGTAACATCTCCGGACTTTGCTAATTGAATGATTCTGTTGATTTCTGATTGATGTTCAACAACCTTGGATCTCTCGTTCTCGGGCAATTGGTTTAAAGCACCATTCATTTCGCCAATCAATGATTCCATGGTTTTTTGCATATTATTCAACATGCCATTAATGTCTTCTACAATTTTATTGCTCATATCAATCATTTATTGTTAGTGTATAAACCTTACCACTTGCATAGTTGTTTGGCTTCTTGTAAGAGACAAACGCCTTGCTTTCCTCGTCATTGTATCTCAAAGAGATTATCTCGCAAATCACGCCATCTATTTCAGCATAATTGTTGTCAAGCAAACTTACAAATTCTTGAGGTCTTAATGCAACAGGAACGTCTGAATATATTTCATAACCATTTACCTGTATTGCATTGATCGAATGATACTTGTTGTATACTGCGCTTGCTCTTATTTTAGAAACATAGTTCTCGGGTTGTTTTCCATTTACCGCATACAATATTTTTGTAGTTGAGTAAAACTGTTGACCAATCTGAGTAACTCCAATTCTATTTTGGATGTTTGCAGCAAAACTTGTCCCTCCACCAAAAACACCTGTAACTTCATCAATAACTTGGAAGAATCCTTTTGCAAGTTTTTCGATCCAATTCAATTTGTTTTTTCGAACACCCAATGCGAAAGGGATACGAACATCTTTTGTGCCTTTTATCGTAACTAAATCGCTATTCAGTACGTTAGTAGGTTCTGTAGAGTATTCGCTATCTGTAGGATCATAAAAATCCAATGTATGGAAATCGCTTTGATCGACAAAGTATCTTACCAAGTATCTCTTCCAAGCATCTTCCGTATTCAATGTGTATTCACTCTGTCTTACATCTTGCAGATTCAATGCCGGCAATATCTGATTTGTTGTTACATTCGCCCACCAATCTCTTCTTTCGATCCGTACAACACCATTTAGCACTCTCGTTCTTGCGTTGAAGGATTCTTCTACTGCCTTTACCAAAGATCCCAATGTTGGAGTTGTATCACTTGCTGTAGGATATCCTTTTGTGAAAGAAAAATTCAAATCATTTTCAATAAAGTCAACAACTGAGTTCTTTTCTTTTACCAATGGAACAGGCATTATTGTCCAATTAGCAATCTCGTTTAGCAAATTAGATTGAACTGTGTAACCAAGATATTGAGATCCTTTTACAATAAGTTCTTTGATTGTACATCCAAGATAAAATCTAATTTTAGGAAATAGCAATTCAAACATCTGCTGTGCCAACTTTATTACAGCAATTAACAACAATGCTGTGTACGCTAATTGAGCAACAATACCAAGAGCCAATGTAATTATCTCTCCAATATTAATTACTGATCCGGCACCAACGCTTGGAGTTACTGCTTCTATAATGTCCTGTACGCTTTCAGCAAGATCTCTAATTGCTTGAATCAATGCTTCTGTCATGGCATACAATGAGATCGCAAGAGTGATTCCTAATGCAACTTGATTGTCTCTAATGATCAAATATGGAATATCAATAAATTGAAACTGCACTCCATTGGCTGCCAACAATTCAAAACTTGTTCCATTTGCTTGATCAAAATAGGAATCGGTACCTAATCTCTTCTTTATTTTTACCTCAAATTCAAAATCTCGGAACACCGGATTTTCAGTCAAATCGACATAGTATTGAAGAGAAATGTTTGGTCCTGTTTCGGTTTGCATTTCAATTCTATATGGAATACCTTCAAAAACTCCTTGTGTCTGAATGTGATTCTGTACTATTTCCAATGCTTCCCTTGGCAATACGACCTTATCAGCATCAATTTCTAATACTTGAGGATCATCATCGTAATTAGACTGAACACCAAAGTCCAATACATTCCGAGGGGATATTTCTATGTCATTTAAAAAATGCTTCATGGCTGTATTCGATATCTGTTAACTGTAATGGTTTTTCCTTTCTTTGTTGTTCTTGCAATAATCATTGCACCATCGATTATTCTTTCAACATCAATGTTTACCTCCGGCTTATCCATAATCGCCTTCTCAAGTGATTCAAGTCGGGATACAATTAATTCAGATCCATTGTTTTCTTTGAAGATTACAGAATTTGTTGACTTTTCAGCAAGCATTCCGAATCTCTTTTGTTGTACAATTCTTGCAACTTCTTCGTTGGATATATCTCCAAGCATTGCATTCTGTTTGGCTGTCATTACACGCTCATTGTTGTGGAGAACTGCCAATCTACCACCATTGGAATCAAGTCCACGAGAAACAACGCCTGTGTCTTCTGTACCATCATAGAATGCTGCAAGACCTTTTACATATTGATCGATTGCTTCTTTAGTCGAAATTGCTTTAGTGAACGCTGTCAAACTATCATCTCCATTTGCCATGTTGGATGAGTACGCTTGCAGAATTGCTGTTACAGTAAGTGCATTTTGTTTCTGCTTTTCAAGTTGATCCTTCTTGCGTTCCGCTTCAACTGCCAATCTTTCATTTAAAGCAATAGATTCTGTTGCACGAATATTACCTTCGTCTGACAATCTTCTAAGTGTTTCCGCTTCTCTTTTATACGCTTCAATTTCCTCTTCGATTTTTGCAATTCTTCGATCTGCACGTTCCTCAATATAAGTACTTGCTGAGTCTACTATTTTAGTGATTTTATCCCAATTCTTTTTTTCGTTCTCAACAACTTCATCAGACAATTCTTTTTGTTTGTCTGTGTATTTAATTTGTGCTTCAATCAACTTATCATTAATATCATTGATTTGATCGTTCTTTTCTTTTTCCAATTTAAGTAGTTCATCCTTTGTTGCTTCCGAAAGAATTCTTAATTCTAATTGCAAGTCGGCATTTCTTTGTAATTGATCCTGTTCTAATTGTTCAAGTTGAAGTTGATAATTTTCTTCAATCTTTTGGCGTTCTTTTGCAGATAGACCTTCTTGACTTATTAGTTTTTCATAGTTCTCACGTACCTTTTGTTCTGCTAATTGTTGTTCCAATTGAAATGTTTCTTCCAACTTTTCACGTTCAAACTGTGCTTTTAATTCAATGCCGGCACGTTCAATAGCGAATTTCTTTTCAACCAACGCTTCTATTTCCTCTGTGTCAACAATACTACTTTCTAATGCCTTTTGGACATCTTCACTTAATTTTAAATCAATTTCTTGTTGAACTGATCTTGATTCACGATCCTTTTCAATCAACGCAATTTTGTTTAGGAGATTCGTTTGCTTTGTCAAATATTCATTGTACTTGTCCATTTCAACATTCAAAGCCTTTTGACTTGATGTCTTATCACTATTTGCTGTAGATACAGCGTTTCCGTTTAATGTTGCCGCTTGAGTATTTTTGGCCATTTCAGTTTGTAAGTCCTTCTGAAATGACAATTCCCTTTCTCTTAATTTTTCAAGCGCAAGTTTTTTTGTAAGGTCTTTACTTGATAAGTTGTCTTCAATCAAATACCTTCTTTTTTCAGCCATTGATAATTCTCTCAATTTGTCTCCGTATGGAGTCATTTTTGCCAATCTTTCAACCCAAGATTCAATTTCTTTATCAGACATTTTGTTAATCTTTGCCCGATTTACAGCAATTGCTGCATTATACTCATCTTCTGCTACCTGTACTGCTTTGATAATTTCAATGTATTTCTCCTGTCTTGCCTGTAGTAATATTTGGTTTTTCATGTTCGCAATAATCTCTTTTTGCGCAGCATCCAATTGTTTATTTGCTTCTGTCTCATCATTGATGTTTTTAAGATGAATACCATATTTCTCATTCAACTGTTGCAATAACTCTCCACGCTCTTTTGATCCGGCATTATGTGATTTAATCTGACCAATCAATAGTTGAAGTTCTGCTTTTTCTTCTCCAATTTTTTGAGCCGCCTTTTCTGAAATTGATGCAAGATTTTTATTCAATTCAACTATTCTTGTCCATGGAGCATTCATCTCATTTAAAATGGATTTGATTTTCATAAATGCTATAACCATTGCACTTATTGCTATACTAATGACATTTGCTTTTAAGAAATCACCTATCTTTTTAAATCCGGCTGATATGCTTGACAATGCTTTTTCGCTTGAAGTTGCCAATAACTTGTTTGCAACAATTTGTGCGTATGTAGCAATTCTCCACAAACCATAAGCCTTTACTCCAAGTACAATAATTGATATAATTCTTTCAAGGTTGTTTGCAAGAAAATCTACCATATTTTTCAATGTCTCACTTGCTCCACTTGTCCCATCTGCACCAAGTATAACACCTTCATAAGCGGATCTTAATCTATTCAAAGCACCACTCAATGAATCATCCATTGTATCTGCCATTTCTTTTGCGGATCCTTTAGCATTTCGGTATTGTTCTGCAAGTTTTTCAGTTCCATCTGCAGAATCATTTAAAATCAATAGGGCTGTTGCTGCTGCCTTACCAACCTCATCGTTTGCACCAACCAAGTCCAAGTTGGCAGATGCCATATCTTTCAATGCTTCTTTTACAGGTTTTCCTGTTGCTGCAATTTCTCCGAAAATTCGTTTCAATGCATTACCCGCCATACTTCCTGATATACCCGCATTTGCAAGCGAACCAAGCATTGCTGTTGTATCCTCTACTGTTACACCTACCGCTTTTGCCACCGGTGCTGCCAATTTCATTGATTCTTTGAACTTTTCCATGTCCAAAGCAGATGTACTAAATGACTTTGCCATTACGTCAGTAACACGAGCCATTTCACTTGTTTCAAGTCCAAAACCTCTCAATGTAGCACCGGCAACTGATGCTGCATCAGCAAGATCTACTCCGGCTGCTTTTGCCAACAACAATACTCCTTCTGTTGATTGTTCGATTTCTTTTTGACTAAATCCAAGTTTTGCAAGTTCTGTTTGCAATTCCGCAACATTTGCTGCAGTAAATGATGTTGTTGCCCCCAAGAATTTTTGTTGTTCTTGTAGTGCTTTTGTTTGATCTGTAGTGGTGCCAAGGATTGCCGCTAATGTTTGATTCGCTTGACCAAAATCTTTAACTACATTCAAAGCATCTCTTGCTATGGCGCCAATACCAAATGCCAATCCTAAACTTGACAATGCTCCCTTCAATTTATTTACAGCACCTTCATAGTTACCTACGTTCATGCGCTGTTTTTTCATAGCATCTCCTGATTCCTTTATCTTTTGATTGTTGATGTCTAATTGAGCATTAATCTCTTTCATTCTTGCAGTACCTTCCTTTGTATCAAGATTGAGTTTTGCTCTTTCTGCTCTCAACTGTCTGTTCTGCAATTCAAGTTTTTGCAAGGTACCTAAATTCTTTTCCTGTGCCTTTGTCAATTGTGTTGTGGATTCAACCTCGGTCTTTATGAGTTTACTCTGATCATTACGCAATTGTCGTAACTTCTGCTGCTCTATAAGTAGTTTCTTGTCAATTTGCAATTTTGCTTCGGCTGTAGCGTTTGCTTTTCTTGTCAATTCGTCAAAATCTTTCATTCCCTTGGTATCTCCTACCTTGGCGTTTTGAAGTCCGGCTTTAATATCTTCTGCAGCAACCTTCAATACCTTTACCGCTTCCGTAAGGATGTCAACGTATGCTTTTGCTTCCTTTGCTCCTTCGGTTATGTTGTCAAACACACCTTTAGGTGCAATATCTTCCTTTTCTATTCTTTTCTTTGCCATGACTTATCTTATTATCCTCTTATCTTATCTTCTTCTTATTATCCTCTTAATGTTAAAGGGTGGTTGAAGGGTGGTTAAAGGGTGGTTATTTTAAACTTCTTTCAATGTAATTTTCATACTCCCGTACTATCTTGTAGAATTTCTTTGCAGTCATTCTGTTTTCGTCAATTTCAATGCCCCTCCATTTTTCGATATGGATCAATACTCCATCTCTGTCAATGGTTACAGGCCGCTTCAATATATCATCCAATTCAATCTTCAATCTTTTGATTTGATTCCTTAAATAGTTGTCATCATTTTCAATGTATTCGCATTGCAAAATTGCTATTTCCTTTTTCAATTCAATGATCTTTTCGAATTCGGGACCAATACCAAACTCCGATAGATAACTGTCATTGATTTTGATCCATGCTTCCAAATCCTCTTCCTCAGATCCAACATTCAAATCGATCCGGCAATGTTCATAAAAGCCATCTTGTGCATTCCAAAAGTTCTTTAATGGAATATCTTCAATGCTACTGAAATATCTTTTGTTCAACATACTCATGGTACCTTTCAATTAGGAAATCATACAACCATTGTTTATTCTGTTCTGTCAATCCAAGTACATCCAATCCGAAAACATCTGTCAAAGGAACGTCATACTTTGATGAATCATCGGCAATAATCTCAAATCCTGTTTTTTTTACGATTACTCTAAACGACCTATAGAATGCACCGGTATCTTTCAAGGTTATGTGATCGTATCTTTGACCTTTTTCCTTCTTTATTTGGACTGTATATGGACTGTAATCGCCAAGTTTCCTACCAAGTGAATCGATTCCTTCTTCCTCTAACTGATCCTCTGTGTTCAATCGAATGATTTCATCTTGTACGTTTCGGTCAATAGAAAACACCCACGCTTCTCCTTCGTTAAGTTTCTTTACTCTATCAAACAGATCATACAAAACACCAAACATACTTTCAAAAAAAAAGAGGGACTGAACTTAATCAATCCCTCCCATTAAAATTACAGGCAATGCCTATCTTTTTTTCTTAGTTCTTACCGAAAATCCGTTTGCCTGTTTCCAAGCATTGATTACAGTATTCTTTTCAAGATGGCTATAGTCTCTAATCGCTTTCTCTTCTGATACGCTTCGGAGATACTTTGCGTTAAACTTTACTTTGCCAATCTGAATACAAATATCAATAATCATAGATTATGGAAGAACTGCTACGAATGATCCGCTTGCGACATCGTATCCTGACGCATTGATCACGCTACCAACGACTACATCACCGGCTGTAATGTCTCCATCAGCATGCTCAAATGAATATACACCATCAGATGTTTCAACAACCGATCCTACCAAGGCAACAGGGTTACCATTTGCAGTAAGGACAAAGTTAGCATCTTGAAGACCAACAACACCATCGGGATTTGCTGCAGAACCAAATCCTGTAGTCACATAGAACTGAGCATGCGTAGCATCCAATTCAGTCAACTGAATAGTTGCAGACACGTTTCCTCGCAAACTTGTTGCAGAGTATCCAAGTTCTTCGGATGTGATCGCATACGAATTCTCTTCACACTCACGATTGTCAAGATCCCAAGAGATCATCAACTTCTGTGTTGTTGTATCCGTAGCATAGTCCTTAAACGCATCGAATGTCTCCGTTGCCATCTCGTATCCTCGCATGATCATGTCAGTAGGATTGTCTTTGATTCCCCAAAGAGATCCGGCAACATCTACAAGGTAGAAATCTACGTCAGTACAACCTACCTTCTTCAATTCACGAAGGATTTGATGCACTGCATCCTTACCCCATGTTTCAAAACGGAAAGTTCTTACTCCACCAACTCCAAAGATCTTGTACTTTCTTGTTGAAGGTGCTGTCTCATAAACTGTATCAGTTCTTTCAAAACTAATGTTTTCACATCGTGGGAAAGGATAGATACGCTCCAACAATGCTGTTGAAGTAGCAATCAAATCACGAATGTCTTGACCAAGCGTTGGCGAAGCCAAGTTGATTACATTTCGTGTTACACCATCCGCTTTGTAGCGTGGTACAATGATTGGAAAGGCAAGTGCCTTCATTTCAATTACACAATTTGGTCTTCCCAAATTTGGCATTGAAGGATTTTCACATGAACAAATAGCATTCATCTTTTCTAATTTTTAAGTTCTTAATTACAACAAAGTTTTGTGTCATACATTTCAATAGTAATAAACATGTCTATTCCACTTAGATCCTCGTTTATGATTTGCTTATTGCTCCCCTTATCGGTTAACTCAATGCCAAATCTCGGTCTCGGGATACGCCTAAATGCACCCAATGTTTTGAAAACATAATCATTTTCTATTACATCGACAAATGCCTGTGAAAGATTCTCCATTGGCTTAATGACTAAATCATTATGCTGATCATTCTTCCACTTACTTACATTCGCCCAATCCATAAAAAACAATCTTGCATCAAAAGATACAACTACGCTTGAATCCCTCGGTAGATCCTCTTGCTCATACGATACCAACAACCAAATGAATGGAGTCTTACTCAATGTTCTATTTGAATGTAATTTCAAATATTCATTGTTTGTACTTGATGGCGATCCATGCAAGAATAAGATAGGTGGACATTCCACAATACCTCCGTAGAAGTCAAGTGAGTGTCCTACCGGCTCGACAATGATCCAATGATTGAAACTGAAATCTACAATTCTGTATTCATTACCATCCTCATCCTTCACTATCTTTCCAAGTGTCAAATGCAAGGTATTGCACAGATAGATTCTTTCATCGATTATCCTTAAAACACGAAGGTTTAAATCGATTCTATCAACAATCTGTTTCACTATGTCAACCAAGTTCGTTCCCATCAATAAATACTTGCATAGTTAATATCAACCCCTTTGTACTCCGGATATTCTTCGGGCATAAACTGATACATATAGTACTGAATAGTCTTAAATGCATCTACACCTTCATTATACCTTGATGTGATATCATGACCAATGGCAGTTACCGATTCAGAATTCTCTCCAAGCACTCGCTCCAATCCAACTGTTGTTGATCGGGTTACATCATCTCTCAAGTACAAATAGTAAACAAAGCACTTGAGCATTTCTGTCATTCCGATTGACTGAATCAAAACATGATTGTTCTGTTTCACAAATTCATTGAATACAGTTACAAAACGAGGATCAGTAGGAACACCCACAGGAGGAGTGTTCCAATCTGACTTGAATAGATCGTACAATTCTACACCAAATAATTTAGGAAGATAGTCCGATTCAACGCTGTCAATATAGTCCTCAAGATCTTGCTCTTGCTCAGGATTCAACGCTATCTTGGTTCTACCAATCTCAAAATCTTCTATTGTGAGAATCATACCCATATCGATTACTTTTCAATGTTACACAATTTCTACTACACCGCTTGCAACACACGCATTTGCTGTGGAGATATGCATCTTTAGCTTAACTCCTTTTTTGTGTCTTCCAAACAATGGAGCAACTACAACTACTTCTACAAACGGACTATCCGCAACCTTCGCTGTTTTTTTCTGTGCAGTTGTTTTCGAAGGTTTCAATGTGTTATCTGTTGACATAACTATTATGGTTTAGTGATTGCTGTCTTGATTGTAGCAATATCATCATAGATAAATGCTTGCTCATCCAACTTCTTAACATATGCATGAAGACGAGATTCTCCAACCATTGTGAATTTGTTTGTAATGAACTGATCATTTATCCATCCGATTCGTACTGAATACCCAACATAGTTCGATACATTGTACTTGCTCATGTCAGAAACAAAAATCTTTCCTACAGGAATGTCTTCGAATGGAACAATCGTAACACCACCAATAACAACTCTGTTCATCAATGAAGCCATTGGATACAAAGGCAATCCGTTATCATCCTTCGCAGAAACAAGTTCAATAAAGAAGTCAATAGGGTTGATCATAACGATATTTGCCATGTATGGCATCTCATCTTGATAGTTGTGAGTAGTATAGATATCAGTGATACATGCATTAACAACATCCATGAAGTTAGGCTTAACAACCGCAAGGGCCATACCACCGGCAACAAATGTTCTACCATAAGTAGTTGCTCCTTTTGGATTGTCTCCAAGACCATCTCCAAACAACAATCCGTTCTGACGTTTCAAATCATGCTTCGCACGTAGGAAGTTAGTCGCAATTGACTGCAAGTTAGGGATGTCAGTAATTGATTCTTCTGTCAAGACCTCGTGTGCTGCAATTTTCTTAGGTTCTGCGTAACGAGTTTCAATTTTGAAGTCAATCTGTGGCTTAACTGCACCCTCGCCCAAGAACGCAAAATCTCCATCTTTTGGAAGCGTTTCTGTGTATGGATATGCAGCCAAACTTGTAGGGAAAATGTTTACCAATGCATCGATAATTGTTCCACGCAAGTTAACATTTGAAGGAGGTGCCATTTGAACACCGGCAATCTCAGGAATGCCATCGGGATTTGTTGCTGATCCTGTAGTGATGTCAGTAGGTACCTTAACTGTCATCTCGATCAAACCATGTCCGGCATTCTTGATTTCACGAATCTTATCCGCATTGTCCTTGATCCAAGCATTGATATGCGCCTTTGCAGATGTACCAAGTTCTTGACCACGACCTTTCATTTGCTCAAGCATCTTTGTGATCGCCAATCCTTGCTTTGAAATTACTTCGTTCAACGCTTTCATTTCACGCTCACGAGTCGTTTCAAGATCCTTCTGCATCTTTTCAATTTGCTCTTTGGAGAGAGTACCTTCGTCAATCAATGATTTGATGAACTCTTCCTGACCTTCTGAATGCTCTTTGTAAAGGTCTACTTTTTCTTCTTGAGTCTTCGATTGGAAGATCTCTTCGCTAATGCTTTTTGCTGCAAGAAACAATGCGAATGTCATAAATTTGTTTTTCATTTTTTCTTCAAATTAATAAATAAATGTTGAAATGCGCTTACTATCTAACTTATCCTTGTTTGTGTTTTGAGTGGCTTTAACCGGCTCGTCAACATGAGTGTTTTCCAACGGCTCATGCGTATTTTTCGCATCTATTGTCGGAGTCAATTCGTTTGATCCTTCCAATACTGCACTAATTTCTATTAACTTGGCTTCCTTTACCGCCCAAAAGTATCCTTGCTCAATTGATTGCCAATTCAATCTTAACATAGTACATACCTACAGAGTGCTGATTGATGTTTCCTGTCTTGTACTCGTCAAAGATTAATTCATTGTAAGATTTTTTGATGTCTGTATCCATGAACAAAGCAATTGTAGATCCGGCTTTATCAACACCTAAATCTCTCCACTTTACTTCTCTTTCGTAAACTTTTTGAGGACTACCAACCTTCGCTGTAATCTTGTATTCATGGTCATGTAGGTGCCAAATCTTTCCGGCACGTTCTCCAATAGATTTGCCAAATGTACTACCAACATGTACATCTCCATGGGAGTCAAGCCAATTGTAGGTATTTCCAATGATTGTTCTACGGATCATTGTATCTGTATCATCCTTAGTGGATGTAGACAATGCCTTTGCAACTTCCTGTTCCTCTACAACCAAGTCAGGAGTGAATACATGCGTCTTTTTTGATGCACGTTTCATTTCCATGATTTCTTTCTTGTTGTTCACAAGGTAGTCAAACAGATCTTTCTGTCTACCGAATGTCTTTCCGATTATATTCATTTCATTGCTGTTTTGGTATTGCAATCTATCTTTCCATAAGCATCACAATGTCTTTTAGTTGACTTGCATGATCCTAATGCAAACATAAGCAATAATGTCAATACTATCCTAATCATTTTTTGATCGGTTTTTGTGATTTGATTTGCTTTTCTTTGTCGGATTTGATTTGCTCAATCTTTTCCTTAGTTGGCTTGGTTTGCTCCATTGCTGATATTTATGTTTGAATTTGCCTGTCCTAATACTTCCTCTGTTGTCGCATCCAAATTCACTACGCTCCGGATTTCATCCTGTGTCAAGTTTTCGATTACTCTTGGCAATACATTTACAGGAACAGAATGCAAAGCCATTGCAAGTTCGTTTGTTGATGCTTTGATTTCTTCAATTGAAGTGAGATCCACTACAACCTTTTCTTCTACACCTAAGAGATCCGAAAGCCATTTGGACAATTCCTTATCTACCTTATTTGCCAAAGGAATGTAGACATCCAAGTATGCTGTTCTCTTTGCTGTCTCAACATTGTTGTATGTGCTTGTCTCGTTATCATTGAATAGCACAGAAGGCATCCCGTAAACACCGCATATCAATCTCAATGAGGAAAGTATCCCTTCAAGCAATTTTAAGTCCGTAGGAGACATCCCTGTCTGTAAATATCGCAACCTACTTGAAGATAGTCTGATCTTATTGTACCTCTCTGCTCCGCTTGTCTCTTCGTCAAACTCTTTTTGCAATCTTTCTCTCTCGGGATCAAGCATGGGAGTATCTGTATCTGATGTCAATATACCAATGATACCTCGGCTTTTGAATATCGATGCATCTGCTTTTAACTTTTCCATTGATGAAGCAACAAGTATCCAAGCAGCCTGTAACGGAGACAATCCATAGCAAAAGTTGTTTTGATCGATATTGACAACATTTGATGTTTTGATATGGAGGACTTCTTCCGGCATGTACTCCGCAATAGTTCCATTGTTTCTTGTGTACTGATACTTTTCTACCTCTCCAATTGAATTTAACACGATCTCCGTTCTTGGCGTTTCAAGGATTTGTAATTCGGTGCCAAGACCTCCCTCTCCACGAACTATTCTGACGTATGAATTTCCTGTCAGCAATAAGTATTCATTGATCTTCTCTCTGAATTCAATCTCATCATCAACCATGTTCGGTTCTGATAGCAAATTCAACAAAACAGAGTTTTCTATTTGCTCACCATTTTCGTCTAATGCAATTCTTTTCATTGATGCAGATGAAATGGCTATTTTCTTTACAACCATGTAGACTAATGGATTCTCCCCATAAGCCTTCGTGTATTTTAAAAATGATCCACCTTTCCCAAGGTAGTAATTGAAGAATGCATCAATGAACTTCCATCCACTACCACCATGATTCTGTGGGTTAACAAAGTTGATGCTCTTCGGAGCAAAAGCATGTAATGCTCTCTTTAGAATGTTGTCTGCCATGATTGAACTACTTGTGTCAACAAATATAAAACATTCTACACTCAATCAATGAATTGACTACAAAAATGTTATGAGAGGATATCTGATCGCATCACAAGCATGATTATCCTTGTCTACAGGAACGTCAATAATCGTCTCTGTCTTTGAGTCAACCTTGAACTTGTAGTTATTGAATTCATTCTGTATGTTCTTGCTGTCTTTATGAACGTGGATCCTGTATGAATTGACCTTTCTGATCCCATCGAGGATACCTCCTGTCTTCTTTGCTTTCATTGCCGGCAACCCTTCTCTTTGCAAAGTGAGTATGCTTCGTGGTTCATTTGTATCACATACAAGATATGTCTTGTGTTCACGCAAGTCTTGTTGGTCCTTGAGCATCATGATAATGTCTTCCATCTTTTCGATCCCACTTGCATAAATTATTTCACGAGCGTACAAGTCATTTCCGGCAACCCAAATCTTAATACATGCCAACGGATCATTGAATCCCCAATCCAATCCATAAAAAGCATAATCAAATTCCGTAGGATCCTCGTCAAACAAGTCCCAATCGGGATATATGATTTCCTTACCCTTGTAGATTTGACCTTGACCATAGATACACCACTTTCTTGCATCTGCAGTTCCCTGTGCAATGTTATGCTCTGTAGGTTCATAACTTTCAATCTTTGATATGATTGTTTTCGGCAAGAAGGGATTGTCTTTGTATGTGCTTCGAAATTCAGTTACGTCATCTCGTAGTGGTAACTGATACACCCATGAATTAGGTTCTGATGGGTTACAATCTGCCAACCAAAACTCGTTACATCTCTGCTCCAATTGATCGAAAGTGTTCCTGTATGTACTTATCGCTTCGTTGATGAAGAAGATGTCTGTAGCAAATCCATACACACGCATTGAATCATCGTTCAATCCAAAGAAGGTAATCATGTTGCCATTGATCTTACATGTCCAATCACTCTTGTTTATATGAAGTCTCGGGTGCATAGCGGGATATCCTTTGTATCCATAGCATAATGCTTCAAAATCCTTTAGAACTGTTCTTCTTAGATTGGTCATGGAATCTCGACAAATAGCAATTTCCTTTCCTGTGTTACGCATACAGTAAACAAGGATCCATTGCAATGCCGAAATTGTTTTACTTGATCTTGTACCTCCAGGCAATATTATACCCTTTTGTCCTGATCTATGAGCATCCTCAATGCGGCCATAATTAATCGTGGCTTTCAGTTTCATGTTTCGGATATACAATGTTTACTTCTATCGGCTCTCTGTTACCAAGTTCATCTGTTTCGATCCGTTCTACATAACCTCGCTTCTTACCTTTGGTTTTCAAATAGAAGATGAGCGCTGTGATGTTGTCTGCCTTGATGTGCTTTAACAATTGGCTTTCTGCAAAGTCAAGGTTCTTTTCTTCTACCTCTTCACAATCTTTTTCGAACTCCTTGTCCTCCTTACACCAATTGTAGTAAGTCCTTCTCGATATACCAACAGCACGACACGCCAAGGTTATGTTACCAAGGCTATTCCCCAAAGCATCGTGGAACAATTCTTTCTGCTTTCTAACTCTCTCTTCTACTGCTTTTGACATACTTCTATTTTTTATAGGATGTAAAGGTTGTGAAATTCACGCATGAAACCAAATCAATCTCCTTCCTCGTTATTCACTCCTTTGAAGGAAACATCGGCAAAGAACAATTTGTACTTGTGCCTTGATTGTATCTTGACTCTCAATGTACTCTCATTGTAAGATCGGTTCATTCT